GCATGATCATGGGGAATGGTGGGTAGCCCGGCACTGTGACGTACCAGGACTTCTTCACTTGCTTTGGCTGCGCACGATCTGCGCATCGACCTGGTCAGCGCATGTGTCGAGCAGCTTTATGGCTTGGTCCTTCAGCTCCCACACGTCGCCGTTGTCACGCAGATCGGTATCGTCTGCATTGACCCGCTCGCACGGGATCAGCTCAGGGGCTTCCAGCCTTATGGCTGTTGTCTTTGTTACCACCTGCGGCTTTGCCGCGCAGGCCGTCAGGCAAAGGCTGAGCAGCCCAATCACGAACAGGTTTGCTGTTGCGCTTGAGATCATCGAAATCCTTCTTGGCCTTTTTGGCCTTGTCTTCGCTGGCCTTGATGCGTTTGTTGAGGTCGGCGGCGTATTTGGCGTTGCGCTCGGCTTCGGCGCGCAGCGTGGTGATCGTGGCCTGGCTGTCCTTGTTGGCATCGACGGCTTCCTGCTTGGCATTGGCCTCGACACTGACCGCACCCTGCAGCTTGACCACGCGGATCTGCTGGATCGCGATCAGCAGGCTCATCACGATCACAATCACGATGGCGACCGCTATAGCTCTCAACGTGGAGCCGACCTTGGCAACTTCGACAACTGGTTCGAGGCTCATAGTGAATCCGCCTTGCGGCCGAGGAATCGGATGATCAGTTCGCGGATCGCGGTAACACCGATGAATCCGATGGTGCCGCCTGCGGCGACAGACAGGCTCGACGGCCAGGCCATCCATTCGATGACGCTACTGGCTGACAGGCTCAACGCGCCGCAGATCAGCGCCTCGAGCACGACGCGCCACTTGTTCGCTTCTTTCCCTTCATAAAGCACGCGCAGTAATGAAATGGTTGCGGCCATGATCGCTCCTTGCCAGAGCGGATTCGACAGGACGAGCCAGACCTGCGCCCAGAAGTCAGGTGATTTTTCAGGCATGTTCGTCGTAGTCCGACATCCGCCCTTTCGGGATCGGGGAATGGGTCAGCCCCACAGCACTCCCAGCTCGGAGCGATGGGTGTGGCAGGGCTGAAAAAGGAAAAGCCCCGGCAAGTGCCGAGGCTTTGTGTTGGGTGCGGATGGCCGGTGCTGATCTCCGGCGTTAAGCGTTACCAACGGTGGTGTCCAATTACACTCATCCGGTGAAGTTCCTCGCGCAACATCAACACAGTGACACCGATGAGCGAGAAAAGCCGGGCTCTTTGCTAACAGCGCAGCCCGGTTTATCAGCATCTGTTTTGAAGGGTTCGGCCCTCATGGCCAAACCCTGTTAGCTACTTTAGTTAGAACTCGTACCCGATGTGAAAATAGGTGGGGAATGCACCCGTACCATTCTCGATCGGATCTGTATGGTCAGGATAAACAATCACACGTGGTGGTTTTGTCGAGAACTCAGGTGTAAAACCAAAGCGAGCCCACAATATGAAACCTTTACAGACGACCAGGTTGCCGTTTGATTGGATCTGGAGAAAGGCCCCCGGATTGCCGCCTGTGCCCGTGTTCCAAACTGGCGTGCCGTCAGGTTTATAGAGAACAAAGTTGCCATCCTCCTGCATTACCGCGTGGTCAGCACCGCTACCATTCGTTTGAGAGTTCCAAACCGGCACGCCATCATTACGATAAACAACGAGGTTTCCATCCTGCTGGAAGACGAGGTAAAAATTACCGGCACGGTAAAGCTTCTGAACCTCAAGCGAGGTCCCAGGCCCAATCACGTTGGCAGCACCAACGCTTGGGGTCAGCGCAAGATGGGTGTTGAATGCCCAGAGCGCCTGGATGTCCATCAGCACCAGGTTCCCATCGTCCTGAACTGAAAGATGTACGCGCTTGTCCTGCCCTTCGTACAATGTGCCAACGGTGGTGATCTCACAGTTCCAGTGCGTCCCCCTCGCACGGCTATTCGCCACCAGCACCCGATCGATATACACCTCATCCTTTCCGCCATTACCCAACCGAGACGAGTAACTGTAGGCACTGGTAGCATCTGCTACCCACACTGCCAAACCAGCCGGGTAGTCGTAAAGGACAAAATTACCGTCCGCCTGATACACCAAGCGGTATCGGCCATTAGGTGACTGAATATATTGGTTGAATTGCATCGATGTCAGCGGTGGCAGCATTGACGCGCCGTTGTTAGCAAATATTGGGTAAGTAGCCATAACATTACCTATCGAGTCGACTGATTATGTGCGGAGGATTCCGCGTCCATGTCGCTCAAAGGCGATAGCTCGGGGCTCTTGGCCCTCACATTATTCAACGTCCCGCATCGGGAGCATTTGATCTGGAGCTCCGTCATCTCCCCGATACGCGCGAGAGGTTAGTGTGATGGGAACTCAGAACGTGTAGATCACGCGGTCATAGGTTTTCCATGGCCCGCCGTTATCGGGGTAGAAGACCTTCGGTGACTTACCAGGCTTCCACCCGAAACGCGCCCAGATCGGAACGCCGGCGCAGATTACGAATGCACCGTTGTTTTGCAGCTGGGCATACGCACCTGGGACATTGCCGGTCTGACTGTTCCACAGCGGCATGCCAGTCGAAGAGTAGATAACAAAGTTGCCGTCCGTTTGCATCACTGCAGTCTTAGCATCTTTTCCGTAAGTCTCAGTGTGCCAAACAACCCCGCCTGATTTGGTGTACACAACCAGGTTGCCATCAGCTTGGAATACAATAAAGAAATCACCAGCTGGGTACTGCCGGCCAACCTCCAACGACATACCGGGCGGAAAAATAGTGACGTCGCCGGTATTGGGAAGGAGCTTCGCCGAGCGGTTGCTAGAGTAGACAGCTCGGATATCCAAGATGACGATATTTGCATCGTCTTGCACGACTAGGTGCGATCGATCCCACAGACCATTGTCCGAAGCATTATTGGTGTTCATCATCCACATGCGCTGACGCAGCGAGTCTTCCAAGTATCCGGAGTTACTGACGTAGAACCTGGTCGTTTTGATTTTCTCATGGGTCAGGTTCATGCTGTAAGGCTGGTCGAGGTTTCCTGCCCAGATTGCGTTACCCGCGGTTGATTGAGTGTCCCAGAGCGCGAGATTCGAATCCGACTGTAGAACTAGTTTGTACCGACCATTAGGGGAAACAAGGTACTGACCAATTGTCATTGACTGCTTCGGAGGCAGTACCGACGAACCGGAACCGGTAAACGGCGTTGGTGCTGGATCTGTCATTTTTTTACCTTTGAGTCGAATGATTTGTCGCGGAGGATTCCGCATTCGTTTCGCTCAAAGGCGATAGCTCGGGGCTCGTGGCCCTCACATGATTCAACGTCCCGCATCGGGAACATTTGATCTGGAGCTCCGTCATCTCGCCGATACGGGCGAGAAGTCTCTTGCACTTTCCACATCTGCAATCTTTCAACATTCTGCAAAGCCTTTTGGTTTCTGCTAGGCTCCGCCCCGCTCGCGCGAGCAGTGAGGGCCTTGGCTGGCTTGCAGGTACACTCTGCGATCTGGCGTCTCCTCAGGGTGTTAGCGCACCCTCTGGAGTCGCCCTCTCTTTTCCGAGCAAACGAAAAAGCCCCGATCATGTCGGGGCTTTGTCGTTTCTGGCAGGCAATAAAAAGCCCTGCTCAGTGGCAGGGCTTTTGCTGTCTCTCTCATAACGCGTAAGATCGACATGATGGGGTTAATTTACGGCCATTCCGCCACTTGGTCAAGCGGCGTCAATGAAGATTTCTTCTGAGTCGAATATCTCAGTTGCGTGGATAACAGCCGCCTCTTCCAGCGCCTCCAAGCGCTTCTTGATCCCATCCCTCCAGCGGTAACGGGTACGCTCCGGGTTGGCGTCCGGATCCCACGAATTCATGTCGTAGAATTCGGCGGGTAGCACGATCATGTCGGTGGAGCGCTTGCCCGTCTGAAGGCCTTTCAATTGAGGAATGGCCCAGGCGGTAAGAGCCTTATATATAAAGAGCCTCGGTGCCGGTGAGGCAATGCGAGTTGAGAGACGTCCGATCGCTCCCACCTTGTTGGCCTTGTGGGTTGAATATTTCGCTACCAGCACGTCCCAGTGGGCTGCATCAAGGTGACGGTGCAGCAGCGCGTAAAGGCAGCAGTCGTAATCGAACTTGTCACGGACCGATATCGAACTGCCGCTGCCACCTTGGCGCAGGTCAGCGTCGATCAGTTTCTGCCAGCTCTGCTTGGTGCTGTTGTCGATATTGTCCGCGGCCAGCACACGGACCAGTGTGCCCATCACGTCTTTATAAATACCCATTGATCAGTCCCCTGTGTAGTTCGATCCGCCGGCACCGCGGCGGTTGTTCTGTTCGTATTGCTCGTGCGCTCCGCCCTGGCTGTGTCGCGCCCGGTTCAGCTCGGCGGTGACGTTGCGCAGCTTCATGTTCAGTTGCGGCACCAGATCTTCCAGTGGCAGCGCGGCGCCGGTATCGGCACAGACCCAGCCCGATGCGTTGCATGCGAGGCAGTCCAGTTCGTAGCTAATACCTTGGGTAACGCCTTTACCGCGGCAGGCCGCACACTCGATCAGCGGCCTCAACTGTTTGCGGAAAGCGGGGCCATGGCTCTTTCTCATATCTCAGGCAACTCGCAATAATTCCGTGCCCACCGGCGGCCAGCCGAACAGACGCCACATCACTGCCTCTTTCCAAGTGAGAAAGCGGGCTTCACCGAACAGAGTGGTCATCAAATAGCCACCTTTCTTCTTGTGGATGCGCACTGTCCGCTGCCCAAGACGGTGGCAGAGTTCACGCATCATCATCTTCGCGTTGCCGTTGGGGGTTTCATCGTCATAGGACATGCATGCACTGATGGCGTGGGCTCTATCGATCAGATCGCTGTTATTCATGCTTTTGAAACCTCGCCTATGGTTGATTCTTGAATGGGGTTGCAGGCCCTGTGCGCCGTGGCTTCCAGCGCATTACCAGAATCTTCAAATCTAAAGCCGGTCAATCCGTGAATCAGTCCAAGCCCTTTCTGATCAAGATGCGCGTGCCACCTCTCCAAGGCATCGCGCTTGCGGCTCATCACGTCCGACTGGATGTAAACCTTCACGTTGTGGCCCATCGCATGGTTGATCAGCAGCTCACCGATCAGGTGGTCCACGCCCAAGTCTGCCCAGCCAGTGCGCGCCACCTTGCGCAGATCGTGACTCGTCCACTCGCCCTGCCCCAACCGGCGGAACACTGCGCAGCCCTGAGCCTCACCCAATGCCTTGCCGTTGCGCGCGGGGAATAGGTACTGCCCGTCATAGCCTCGGGCGTACTGGCCGTCGCGATACAGTGTCAGCAGCGCGCACACTTGCTCGGTCAGGGGTAAGTGATGCTCGACACCCGTTTTCGTGTTCTCGGCAGGGATGAACCATTCACGCTCGGCCAGGCTGATATGCGCCCAGCGCGCCATCCGGGTTTCTCCGATCCGCGTGCCGTGGCAGAGCATCATCAGCGCGAGCATGGAATCCAGCGGGTTGGTGTCCGTGACCTTGGTCAACTGCCCGATCAGGGCCTCAAGCTGAACGCCGCGAAGGCGCGACGGCTTGATGCCTACCTTGGCCTTGGAGAAGTCGTTGAACCGAATCGCCGCCATCGGGTTGGACGTGATCATCCCCAGCTTCGCCGCCTGACGGAATGCCAGGGCGAGCAGTTGAAACACCGAACGCACGTAGTCGATGGAAATGGTTTCCTGCAGCGGCCACATCAGCAGGGTGTCGAGGGTGGCCTTGTCCAGGCCGATCAGCGGAAACTCTCCGAGGCGCGGCTTCAGGTGGCACTTGATCATCGATGCGCCAGTGTTCTTGCGCTTGGCCGACAGATTGCGATCGCGCGACATCCGGTCGGAGAACCAATCCAGCAGTTCGCCTACGGTGTCCCACTTCGACAGACTCGCACCTTCGCCGGCGGCCAGACGCAGGCGAGCCGAGGGCAATGCCGCAACGACCTGCTTATACGTCAGCTCGGGGAACGTGCCGATGGGGTTCCACTTCCCTTTCGATACCAGGTACCACGAACCACCGGTGCGGGCCTTGTTGAAGCGCAGGTACAGACCCTTGTTTTCGAGGTCGCGCACGTCCTGAACTGTGCCGGCCGCTTGCCGTTTGATCTCGGCTTCGGTGATCTTCACCGCGGCTGTGGTCATGCCGACACCGCCTTGGCCTTCTGCTCTGCCGAATCGCGCTCGCCCCGGAGTGGAATCAGCTCGTGATCGGCATAGGCCGTGCTTACGCCCGAGCTCTGCTGAATCACATACCACCCTGGCGAGGGAGCCCGGAAATAGCCTTTGCCGCGAACCAAGGCGCCTTTCTCGATGCGCTCGGTCAGCTCTACCTGACTGCCGGCTGGGATGTCGGCATCGAAGACCTTTGTCAACGCCAAGTCGCCCGGCTGAAATTGATTGCTCACGCGGCCACCATGGTCTGAGGAAGTCGAAGGTAAGCGCGGATCTGCTCCATCGCGTCGAAGTGGCCCCGGCACACGATCGCCAGATAGCCCTGATCGTTCAGCCGGCGGATCCACGCGTGTTGGCTGGCCGACACCGCTGCATCGTTCGGCGCCGTCGCCTTGAACTCGAGGTAAAGGCCGAAGTAGCCCCCGCGCGCCATCGGCAGCACCAGATCTGGCACGCCCGCTTTGACGCCCTGCCCCTTCAGCTTGATGGCGACCAGCTTGTGACGGTGCCCGCCGTTGGGAACGTGGTAGATCAAGGCGGCCACGGCCGGGAGGCTCAGTTCGAGCTCCTTGATCAGCGCGGCCTGCTCCAGACCTTCGCGATCGACCGGCTTGGCGCGGGTGGACGAAGCCTTGAACATCCTCATTTGCCTGCGCCTTTCGCCGGAACCCTCATTGGACCGAAAGCAAATGTGTCTCGCCCCGTGCTGAGCACCGTCGAGTTGTTCAGTAGGGTTTTGAGCTGGGACCAGGTCATCGAAATAACTCCTGCAAATTGGCCGGCTTCACGGCCGTATCGACTTTGCGCCCGGTACCAACTGCGGTTACCAGAGTGATGACTGCTATGCAGATCCAGATGCGGGAGGCGCTCATGAGAGAAGCTCCTTTGGGATGCAGACCCACTCGCCGGTCTTGTAGGTGACCAGTGCTCGGCAAGCAGCTATGAGGTGGGTAGGTCCATACGACATGTGGTCGTTCAGATACATGCCGTTTTCGTCGCATAGGGCGGCTCCAATGGTCTCCGTATGATCGCAACTGAAGTCCATCAGGAATCGCGAGATCAGCAGACCACCCTGACCCCAGTTGGTGGATGGCTGATATGGAATCTCGAAGTCACCGCCAACGGTCGGCCGGTGCTGCTGATCGAACCTCAGCCCGTTTTGCTCGATCGTGAGGCAACCGGTTCCGGTGACAGCCCAGTCCAGCGCCATGCCTTGAAGCTCTGCCGTCTTCACCTCCACGAACCCGCTCACGCTGCAACCTTCCCTTCGCTCACCAGAATGTCGATGGTCCGCACCATGCCTTCCATGTGCATCGTGCGGAGTTGATCACGGCTGAACTCGGTCTTGCGGCGCGCGTCGACGGCCTCATGGCAGGCCGAGCACGCCCAGGCCGCCTGCAAGTCGTGCGGCTTCAGGCCGGTGCCGCAGCGCGTCCCGGCCATTCGCAGGTGAGCCAGCACCGTGGTTTCCGGGTTTCCATTGCACACGCCCGGCACACGGATCTGGCAGTCGCGGCCGCGCGCGGCCTTGGTGAACTTCGTCTGCTTCACAGGCCACCCCCAAACTGGAACTCGACCACGCGCACCTGGTGCGAATAGCCAAACTCCATCAGCAACACGGCGCAGCAAAAGACGCGGATCAGCGCATGGAAAGTCTTCATTCGGCGAGCCCCTGCGCTTTTTTCTCGAGCTCGATCAGCAGCTCGAGGAAGTGCTTGGCCTTTTCCAGATCGGCGATGCCGCCCTTGGCGCGCCAGCGCGTCACGTACTTGATTACGCTCCCCTCGGCGAAGGGAATGCCATTGGCATGGATGAACTCGATGGGCTGAATATTCAGCGACTTGTAATGGTCACCGGACACTTGTGTGTTGAGTGCGCTCATGCTGATGCTCCGGCGCGACGGGCGCGCAGTTCGGCCAAGGCCTTGTTTCCGATATCGGGAGTGCGCCGGGCTTCGGCGCGGGCCGGCAGCGCCAAGGGCATCTTCTGCAATGGCAGACCCTCGATCATTCGGCGGCAGGTGACCACGTAGTTGCGCTCGAACAGCTTCATGGCGAGGGAGGTTTCGAGGCGGTTGAGCGGTTCGAAGCCGCACTCCTTCGCGGTGTGCCAGACAGCCGGATGAGACCACTTTCCCTGCCCAGCCATGGATGGGTGAGCGTTGCGGCAGGCCTCGCGGAAAGCCTTCTCCAGTGGAGGGATGCCGAGCATTTCCGGCGTGGGCTGGCACAGCTTGATGAACTTGCCAACGCTCGGTGCGAAGTCGGAACCCAGCTTGCGGCACTGCTCGATGCCAAAGCGGATCTGCTCGATACGGGTAATGTTCTCGGCCATGAACGCCTTGACCCAAGTGGCTTTGGCAGCGCCGATGTCTTCCTTGTCAGGCCAGGCCTGCTTCCACGCTGGGAAGATCGCCTTCAGCTCGCGGAACAGCTGGTTGATCACATGGACGGTGCCAGCGTCGATCGTGAGCGGCACGACCTCGGCAGATGGAACGTTCGGCAGTTGCTGCATGATGCTCGCGACGGACTTCATCACAGACCTCCCAGATTTTCAGCCCAGCTGGTGTCGTCGAAATCAGGCGCCTGGCCTTGGCCTGCCGCTTTGACTCGCTCACGCTTCACCCACTGCACGAGGCGGTAGCACCAGCCGGGCGACGAATCGACAGTGCCAGGGCGGGCAGCAAAGAAACCCTTGAACGCTCGAACCGCTGCATCCGGCACTGAGTCTGCTGGGATGCCGGCGATTGCGATCTGGTCGGCCAAGGCTTTCGCGTTTGGTTCCCACGCGGCGAACATGGCGAAGCGCTGGTTCGGCGACGGGCACTCAGCGGCGGCTAGGTCTTGCTCGGCAATCTCAGCGGCCAAATCGCGCTGCTGCAGCTGCTCTTCGGTTCCTTGATGGTTAAGTGGTGTATTGGGTGCAGCTGCTGCACCCCGTTCTGCGTTTTCCTGCACCCCGTTCTGCTGTGAGCTGCACCCCGTGCGGTTATCTGCACCCCGTTCTTTACGGGGTGCAGCATTTGCACCCCGTTTAAGTTGGAGGTCGTACACGACTGGGCGGCGGTCGCGGCGCTCGATGTAGGCAGCAGCAATGGCCTGATTGCCTTCGGTGATAAATCCCGCCTTCTCCAGTTCATCCAGTTTTAGGCGCACGGTGCGCTCGGAAAGACCGGTGTCGTCTGACAGGGTCAGCGCAGAGGGGAACGCCCCGCGGCCATCGCTACCGGCGTAGTTCGCCAAGCACAACAGCACATGACGGGCAGCAGGGTTTTCAAGGGAAGCCTTCGGCAATGCGAGAGCCCATGACATAGCTTGAACACTCACAGCGCGGCTCCAATGTTCTTTTCGGCCAAGCGTGCGAGGCCTTTCGGGGTAACGAGGGGTTGATATGCCGCGCGCTCGACACCGGTTTCGATATCGGGTTTGAGCGCGGTCACCTTGTGCTTCAGGAAGCCGTCACGGATGCGTGGCTGCATCGCGATCCAGCGAGTCGATCCACCGCGGCGGTAAATCCAGCGATTTGCCTGGAGCCAGTCGAAGAGCTTGGACGGGGCGATGCCGAGTTGTTTTGCCGCGTCGGTGATGCAGATCGCGCCCTCAGCTGCGGCAAGCCGGCGGATGGCTGCGAGCTTGGGTGCTTGAAGCTCAAGCACGCCTAGCAGGCGCTGGGTTTCCTTGGCCTGGTCTGCGGCGAGCTGGAGCGCCTCGGCGTAATTGGCCGGGATGCGTGGGGCTGCCTGCTGCTCCAGTTCGCGCCAGCGGCGAACCACTGCCATGCGGAGTGGTGCGCTGTAGCCGGTCAGCAGGCAGTCGGTGTGCTCGCGGTCCAGCAGGTACTCAGTCTGGTTGCGGTTCTGGCCGTCCAAATAGGTGCGCTCAAAACTGAGCGCATCTATTTTCAGGTCGGCCAGCATCGAGGCGATGTCACGCTTGACGTTCTTGTGCTGCTTACCGGTCAGCTCGGCGATCTCGCGAGACGACATGACCTGACGCGTCATTACTTGCGGCAGGTGGAAAACTGACGAATCACGCGGGGTATTGCTACGGGTGTTCGTGGTGTGCATAATCGGACCTCACAAGTGTTGTTGAAGAAGCCGGTCTAGCCACCGGCTTTTTTATTGCCTGCGATTTAGGCTGCCTTGACCGATGCCTTAAGCACGTCCAGAGCCTTCTCCGCCTCTGCGATCTCTCGCAGGATTCGCGCACGCTCCATCTGGTCAACACGGCCGTCAGCCATTGCGCGATGCGTCTCCACGGTCACTTCGGAAATTTCGAGGGCGACGTGCCCCAGCGCTTGGTGAACGTCGATAGCCACAGGCTGCTCTTTCGCTACTAGGTCGAAGTTGAACCCGGCCGCCAGCGCCAGCAGAGGACGCATGTCCTGGGTGTGCAGCAGAATCCCGAAGAGGTGCTCGATGGTCAGGTGGTGAGCTGCGTTGTCCGGGTTGGAGCGCTGGAGCAGGCTCACGTGGGCAAGACACATCTTCCCGGCCAGCTCCTCGGCGCCGCTTTCCTTCACCGTCGTGTGGCAGGCCCGCAAGAAATCTTCCATTCGTAAACCCTCAAATTTGTTTCAGTGGCTGCGTGCCA